ATTTTCGGCTCGGATCCGCCGTCCAAAGCAAGGAATTGCTGCGGACGTAACCGCGGCGTTGGCCGTCTTTCGCGACATAGTCGCTGGAGACGAGTTCACCGCAACGGTCAATGGATCCCTTTACCTTTCTTGATTACATCTTGGTTCTCTGGCCAGCTTCGCTGCCCGGATTCCTCGATGTGATCTCTGATCTAGCAATCGTACATTTGTATTATTGCTGGGTCAGTGGTAAAGAATTGGATAGGAGGGAACAGTAGTTTCCCCTAGCCTTTTAAGCCTTAAATGGAGCATTAAGTTATGAAACTTACTCCCAATATCTGGTTCGACGTATGTCGATCCTATATTGAAGACAACAAAGCCGCACTAACTGATGTTGATTACAAGAAAGTATCCGGTTGGATACGATCGAGGAATCTTCAAAGGTTAGCTTCCGCAGCGTCAGTGCTCGACCCCACACATAGTATGGGTCGGGACCGGCTGAGAGTCCTGTTACAAGTCGAGGCATTCTTCAAGAAGAATGCGGCATATGCAGACGGTACAATATGCGATGCAGCTGCTCTTCGCTCTTTTAGAGCGTCCGAGAAACTGTGTCGTATAACGAACCGCCGGCTCGACCATTACTATATCCACCGCGATCGTTTAGATCCCGATGTGGAAAAGTGGATGGTTCGGGCCGAGGCATATGTTCGACGTGTATTGGGCCCTTTCAGTCGGTTCGTCGACGCCCTACCGGGCGAGGTGAGACTGACGTCAGGCGCTACTGCAACACGTAGCAGGAAAGAGGCGTTGCCGGTTCTTAAGGTTCACCCTAAGATACCAACAACGACCGGAGCTATACCGTACGTCGATGCCATCGCTAGATGGTACGGCTATAAGGTATCGCCTCGTCCTCTGGACTGTAATCGTGTTGAGTTCGTCCCGAAGAACTGGAAAACCAGTCGAACGATCGCATGCGAGCCGGATGGGTCTTTACCCCTCCAGTTAGCGTTCGATTCGTACGTCAAAAGACGTCTCCGGCTAGTCGCCGGAATCGATCTCAGACTCCAGTCTCGAAATCAAGATCTAGCGAAAGAAGGATCACTAACAGATGCATTATGCACTGTTGATCTCTCCGCCGCTTCCGACACAATCGCGTACAACGCAGTGGCGTGGCTCCTGCCACTACGCTGGTGAGAGTACGTAGATGCGTGTCGCTCGAAGCAGGGCCTCCTCCCTAATGGGGAGAAGGTCGAGTATGCAAAGTTTTCCTCTATGGGAAACGGTGCTACTTTCTGCTTAGAGACCTTGATATTCGCTGCTGCATGTTACGCTGTAGGTGAGTCACGGCCCACTGTATATGGTGATGATATCATCATAGACGTTGGTCGTTACCCACAGCTACTGCGTTTCATGCGTTTCTTGGGCTTTCGTATCAATGAAGATAAAACCCACACCTCTGGCCCCTTTCGGGAGTCATGTGGTGGGAACTATTATCATGGTACGGACATAACGCCATTCTACGTACGTGACACGGATATGCGTAAAGCAAATCTGTGCCATATACTGAATGGTCTAATGTCGCTCTCGTGGCCTGGCTCCAACCTTGGTAGGTTGGTCCTTAGCCTGCAGCATGAGTGGTGTCTACCGCTCGTGCCGTATACCGAGAACAGCACTCATGGGTTGTGGATAACAACCCATGATGCGTATCGCCTAAGAAAGATAAAGGTCAAATACGGTGTAGCCTACTTCAGGGGATATCTTCCCCGGGTAAAGCATCGCCGGATAGACGACTCACGTGCTCTTTTCCTCTGGTATCTTGATACTAGAAGAAGAAAGCATGAGCACATGAGTCACTGTTTACTAGGCACAGTGCGGGGCTTGATGCCCTTGCACCGTGACAAAGAAACAGTCTTTATCCGCAGTCGGGTCCCATCTGGTCGCGTTAAGTATACGCTCAGGTGGTGTCACTGGGAAATCCCAGTAACGGTGGCACCCGACCATGTTTATACATGGTCGGAGGAGCTGGTCCGCCCTAAAGGCTGACCTTTCCTGCCAGGGTCATGGAG